CATGTAAATCTTGCCCCATTTGTTCGGGCGGAACTCGGCACCGTCGCGGCACACTGTCTCCACGATGCGCTTCATATCGTACCCGGTCTGGATAAGCCATTTCTGGAAGTGGAACTTGTCGAAGAACATGCTGCCCCGTTCTGGCTGACCCGCAGTATTGATGTAGATTTCCTTGCGAATACGCACTTCGCCACGCGGCGCAGGGTCTTGCGTTACTGGGTATCCCTTGCCGTAGGACACGGTTAGGCAGGCACCGTTGAATTCGTTCTGGTACTCCGCTATCAGGTCGTAGGTGTCGAGTGCACCGCTTGCAATATGCACCCGCTGGATTGGTAGTTGGTCAAGCGCCCACCGGGTAGCAGCGTCCGCATCGAACAGGATCAATCCCATCTCGTTTGCCAGTGTGATACCCAGATGGTGCAGCACAATCGCCATCTTCCAGTACCGTTCAATGGCACCGAATATAGCGCCGTAGTGTTCAGCGATGTACAACTCGGTTGCCTTAATACGCCGATTGATTTCCGGCGCTCCCATCTTCAACAAGCCAACTATAAATTCGTGACCGGCGTATCCGTAGTTATTCCAGATGATTTCGCGCACCTTGGCACCCATGTTCTTGGGGCCGTTGAACATGATGTTTTCTTCAAAAGTAAATTCCAGCACACGCATCGACACCGCTTCGCTTTGACTACCGTGCATACTCTTTTCACGAAACGGCTTGTTGGTGGACACGTACACGGGCAGTGCCCAGATGCGTGGGATCGCTTCGGTTTTCCTGTTCTTGTCTCGCCCCTCCGTTGCCCAGTACGCCAAGTCACTTGCTTGGTCAGGGGGCATATCAGTGACTTCATCAATGGTGATCGGCATATGCGCCATCATGCCCATGCGGTCGGCGTAACCCATCTGCGTACCCCTGCCGATGCCGAGGATGTGCTGGTTGCCGTACACCGAGTTGATCCATTCCAGCATGGCTGACTTACCCAGACCAGTCTCGCCCAACAGGGACACCATAATGCCCTTCAGCCCAGTAAGCTGCACCAGCGGCGCGGCAAACGCCCCACCAAGGGCAAACGCGTGTCCTGCCAGTGTGGGGTGGTTCAGTCCCTTAGTCAGTGCCTTCCATAGTTTGGCATCGCCCTTGGGTACAAACGCCTTATCAAATCCTTTGTTTGAAATCACCTTGGACATACCAACTTCTATCGAATCCACTCCACCCTTGTCGTTCCTCCGGTATTCAATGTTACCAATGACAAACGATTTATGATCGTTCTTCCAACCAAATGAATCGTACAGTTCGGATGAGGCTTGGTGTTTTTGAAGTTGCTGCAAATATGCACGCATATACCGTCCTATATTGCCAGTCTGTTTGGCATCCATGAGCAGAAAGCTGTTTTCTGCAAGGCTTTTTATTAGTTCGTCTGGCTTGGTAGCGAACATGGCCGAGTTACGTATCCGCATCTTGACGTACCCGGCGTGCGGCTTATCCCACACCCATACACTTTCATCGAACCCGTTGGCGGGGTCGCGGACAATCTGGATTGGAAACAAATCGTAGTTGCTTATCTGTACCGACACGCCAGCGACTTGGGCGTAGATGCCATCAACTGCCCGTATAAAATCATTTGACGGTTCTGCAAAGGGGGTTGGTTGCGATTCGTCTACTTCGGCATCGGGTGTAGGGGAAGGCATTTTCTCCGGTGTCGGTGCGCCTAGCTGCGCGGGACTTGCCACCAACTTATGGAATTGGCACTTACTGCATACGCCGGGTTTCAGTTCATCGAATCTAGTGCATGTAGCGGGGCCAGTCGTCTTGTTAGTCCACTGCCTGAGTTTCGCTATCGTCCCTTCTGGTGTGAATGTCTCGTGCCCCTTACTCCAATTGATCGCTACTGTCTCGGGGTCGATACAGGCTGACGCTACGCCCATCAACGCATACCACTCGGGTTCTGGTATACCTGCACCCCCTGCCGATGTCAGGCGCTTTACGTGGGCGCAGTTGGCTACGATCTTGTCGGGGTCGGAGGGTGGGTACGTTGTACCTTCTAGCAGTGCGTCAATCAGTGCGCTACGTGCAATGGGTACCGGTTGTGCTGGCGGGAGAGCGGCATCCGTGGTTCGTTCACCAGTGCCGATGATGGTCAGGAGTGTGTCAAAATCAAACGGCCCCGCATCACGAAGTAGTTCGACCGCCCCGCCGCCTTTAAAATTCGTAGTACCTATAGGGCGCAGCACCATTGACGAGTCGTGAATCTTAGACCAATCGACTTCAAATCCGTGTTGCTTACACAGAGCACGCAGCCCCAAGCCAGCAGCAACCCACTGCGGTTTCAGAATCGCGGCGTTAAGCGTCCAGTAGCAGTGCAGCCCGTTGCCACTGGATACAATCATAGGTAGAGGAAGTCGGGTCGCTTTCAGGAATTTGACTAACTCCTGTAGCCCAGTGTTCTGGTCGATGTACGGCTTGGTTTCGCCGCAATCAACGTCGAGGGCCAGCGTCTTGAATGCTACTGCTTGTTCACCTCTGCGTTGCCAGATGTCCTTGCCGTTTTCGTTAGGCCCGTAGTTGTTGGTAAACGTGCCTAGTGCGTAGTATGCGGTCAGACCTCTCGCACTTGCTTTCAGGCTGGCTTGAGCCAGTTCTCCTATCGTATTGAATCCTTCGTTCCACAATCCTTTCTTTTTGTATGTTCCTACAAAACCACCATACGTTTGATCTGGCAGCACCCGTGTTAAAAATTCAAAGCAATCCATAAGCGGACTCCATGCAGATAAGGGAAGGCGGGGGAGCCTGACAATACTCGTTCCCCCGCCTCGGATCAACCTAGCTAATTACAAACTTACTTAAGCAGGCTATCCAGTTCCGCTTCCAAATCGGCCATAGAATTGGCACCCGAGACAGCACCAGATGTTACTGGAGTTTGCTGGATAGGTTGTGCGGGTGCAGCATTACCAAATCCACTGGGCATCCCCTGTTGTATTTGTGCATCAGCTTTCGGGGGACGACCACGCCGCTTGGGTGCTTCGGATGGCGCTTCAGCTTCTACTGCCGGTGCTGTCGTAGTACCCCCAAAACCGTTGGGTTTGGCTTGTTGAACTGGCGCAGGAGCAGGTGCGGGATTCATTTCAGCGGGATTAGTCAACGGAGGGCCGAGCACTTCTACCTTCTTCGCCCCCACCGCCCGTGGTGCTCCAGAACGACCCAACATACCCAGTACATCCTGAACATCCACCGAATCCTTCTTTTCCTGAATCTTCGGGTAGATTTGCTCCGCTACAAATCCAGCAAACGCAAACTGCAGCAACGGGTAGGACGCAGCAGCATCGAACGTCAGGCGGGTACGCACCATATCCGGCTCGTAACCACGCATGGTGAGGTCTTTCACGTACTTGGTCAGATTGCGCATGGACGCAGCCGGAACCACCATCAGGTACGTTTTGGTCGGATCATCCGCCGGAACCACGGCAATGCGGCGGGAGTCGCTGCAAGCCTTGATTTCAGTACCCTGCGGGGTCAGCTTCGACCCCCACTGGTTCTTCGGACACGTTGCACAAATGTCATTCTGTGGGGCAACCGAATCCGCTTCGGGTTTCACACCCAACACGGAGTGGCAGTCAGGTGCGGTCGGCTCGTCGCCGGGATTCCACGGTTTGATGTAGAACATCTTCGACACGCCCGGTACGGCACCAACAATTACCGTATCAAGAAACAACTGATCCAGAACGAATTCGTCCTGACCTTCACGGATGCGGAACCGCCCTTGCTTCAGGGAAATACGCGGCACACTGGTCGGTGCGCCAACTAACAGCGATGCTACGAGGCTGGACGAAGCATCCTCCCTTCCTTGCATGTAAGCGGGGAGTTGCGCGGTATTCAATGCGGGTAGAGTTTCCATTCTGTTTTACCTTCCTATTTTGCAGTTGGCTTGCGAACATTCAGTACACGTTTGGTGCCGTAGTTAACCCCCGGCGGCACCTCCTTGGTATCATTAATAATTGCTCGTACTGCTGTTTTGGATACACGTTTCTCCAATAAGTCCCATGCCTCCTTTCCAATAATGTATTCGAGGGTGACAGTCCAATCTGCTACTTGCGCAAAATCGACTGTCGTAAAGTACGCTGTACCTGCGGCGGTTTTAAATGACTCGACACCATCTTGGTCTGCTTTCAGCCGCAGCCACGCATCCAGCTTCGACATGCTCTGCTCTACGGCATTCACACGTTCCTTCGCTTCAGATTCAATCCGCGCTACTTCATCTCGCATTTCAATGTACTTTGCTACAACAACATCAACCGTAATGGTCATAGAAACTCCTCTTGGTTTTCAATTAATTCCAGCAATAATCCCTGCATTGACTGCCGATCCCGCAGGCGTTTAAAAGCGCGTCGTTCTACTTCCGTTGCTTCAATGTGGATAATCTGTGTTTTAAGTAATTGCCTCGGCCCTTTAATACGGTCGTTAGCTTGTTCATACGTTTCGTTGCTGTTCGTCGGCCCCGCCCAGATAATCGTAGTCGCGGGAGTCATGTCCAAACCGTGTTGCATACACCGAGCGTCCGCCACCAAGACACGCAGGTTCTTGTCGTCAACGAATGACTTGAAGATCAGGTTGCGTTGGTTTCTGGATACTGCGCCGTTGACAACTGCGACCTTGAAGTACTTGCCCAACGCTTCCGCAATGTTGTGGAGCGCCGCAG